GTCGGTACAGACAGTCTACTTGCCCGGTACGACAAGAAGCGGGAGAATGTCTCTATGAGGCAGACAGCAGTACGGCCGGTGAGCCGTGAAGCGTTCGTGGGCCACGTCGGCGTCGAGATGATGACGTTGGTGGCCCGCCTGGAACGGATGCTGGGCCGTCGGCTGCACCTGGAGGCCCAGCTCCTGCCCGCCGTCCATCGACTGGGTGAGGAACTAGAGCAACCGGAGACCCGCGCAGACGCGGCCTACCGGCTGATGGGTGCCCTCTACCCCCACGACGAGCCACCGAGAGCGTTCTGGGCCACGGAGGCGGGGCAGCTCGTCGCCCTGGCGATCGGCTACCACCGCCCGGAGGTTCCTACCATGACGGCGGCAGCGATCCTCAACGTCACCAAGCAGCGGATCTACCAGCTCGCCGAGCTGGGCCGGCTGGCCCGGGTGATCGGCACCGGCAGCATTTCCGCCAGCTCCCTGCGGGATCACCTGGCGGTGTACGGTCGACGGCGGTAGCGACTCCCTGCGCGACACAGCCCCCGGACCTCAGTCCGGGGGCTGTGTCGGTTGAGAGCCAGGCGCCTGTCAAGCTGCTCCCTGAGCGTACCTCGGGTCACCAACCGAGCGGGTAGCCGTAGTGACGGGCGGTCAGGACTGCGCGATCAGCGAGCTGAACTGCCTGGTGGTCGATGTCGTACGCGGTGGGTTCGCAACCCTCCCGGAGCCGGAACCAGCCGGTGTTAGCGGACAGCCGCTTGTGCCACAGGTCGTAGATGTCGTTCCAGTAGCGCTGTTCCCGTTCGGCCGGGTCCATGGTCATCGTCCCTTCCATTCGAAACCGGCGCGGCGGAGCAGGCCCACCGCATTACGGAGTCCACGCCCACCCCCGCAGGAGCTGGGCATTGTCGAGATGAGCTTGCCGGCCAGGTAGACCTTGTAGTGGCCACCCCGACACAGCACCGGTTCGAAGCCTTGCCGTCGTAGCTCCCGGAGGAGCTTGGCCCAATCGCTCATCCCCGTCACACCTCGGGGAGGTCAGCGAGAGTGAGGCCACGGGTGCCGGGCTTGCCGTTGGCGATGTCGAGCCGACGCCGACGGACCATCTCAGTTAGGTCGCTGAGGCTGTAGCTGCGCAGGAGCTGGCGGTAGATGAAGCCCTCGTCGGTGACCCCGGCACGAACTGCGTACTGGGTGCGGGCGAGTGCGGCGGCCAGGTGCTTCTTGGTTAGTCGGGCCACTTCTCCTCCTCGGTCGGACCTGTATACTGACACCATACACTACGGCTTGCCTACATGGGTAAGAAACAATGTGATGTATGTCACAGGCATACAGGACTTGACAGGACGGGTAAGCTCTCGTACTGTATAGGGAGGCAAGACAAACAACTCCAGAGCGAGCCGGGCCACTCCGAACCGGGAAAACGGGCAGGGGAAGACCAGGGAAGCGGGCACAAGACGCTTCATGACGCGGGTAAACGGCACCCTAGGTCGAAATCCACTGAGCTCCCGGAACCGAGAATCCAGGACACCGCGCTCACTGTGAGCAAATCCGAGGACAACAGCACAACCCGCCGCGAGAAGCGGTCCCGGGTCCGCAGGATCCCTACGGGGAGGCGGCAGTCAGGCCGGGTACGAACGCCACCAGTAAGTCCTGACGCGGGAGGTTCGACTCCTCCCAGACCCGCGCTGGCGCACAAGCGCCGCAACCACAGTCTTCGGTCCTGCCGAGTGCTCCCACGTGAGCAGCACCCAGGACCGTCCTAGTCCTTTGGAGGGACACCATGTTCAACCTCTTCAAGACCGCCAACGCCCTCAACCAGGTCGCGCAGGCGCTCGAAGACCCCAATGAGAGCCCAGCCGCCGCGTACCGGCGCAAGCGCTCCAAGACCGCCGTACCGGAGATGCTGGCGGCGATCAAGAACGTCAAGCACATGACCAACCTGGTGTTGGTCGTCGGCCTCCTGGCCACCTACGGCCACCAGGCCGGCTTCCTGTCCGGCATCGTCGGCAAGCTCGGCCTACTCATCCCCGGCGTCTTCGACCTGGGGATGCTGGCCATGATGGTCCAGGCGCAGACCACGGCCATGAAGCGTGAGGCCAAGAAGCGCGCCACCCGGGTGTTCATCGGCCTCATCGCGGTGAGCATGCTGATCAACATCCTGGCCTCGCTGCCGATCGAGACCATGCTCGCCCACGTCGGCTGGATCGTCGAGGCGGTCGTCTTCGCTATCACCGTCGGTGCGGTTGGCGCCATCAAGTGGGCAGCCACCGCTATCGACGCCGACTTCAGCGAGCTGGAGGCCCAGGAAGCAGCCATCGCCGTAACCGTCACGATCCCGACGTTGGCCGGCTGCACCCACCCCACCGCCTGCACCTCCGCTGCCCAGTGCACGCGGAAGACCGCCACTGCGCAGACCCGTGCAGCCAACCGGCTGATCGCGGCTGCGGCTGCACAGGACGCTGTGGACGCCGAGCAGGCCAAGAAGGAGCAGCGGCGGATTCGGCGCCTGGAGCGTAAGGCTGACAGGGCTGCCGCGAACGCTTCGCTGTTCTCGCAGATCGCCATCGAGCTGGACGAGGACTACGTGGCCTCGGTAGCTCCGACGAGCCCCGGCCAGCCGGCGCTCGATCCCGCTCTGGTAGTGGGCTGAACGGTAAGGATGGGGGCCGGCTCCGGTCGGCTCCACGTCCTGGGCGTTCAACCAAAGGAGGAGACATGGACCTGACCCATCTCGGTGTCGATGGCGCGATGGCCTATCTAGCCGACGAAGCACAGGCTCAAGACTTGCGGGGGAAGATCACCGTTGGTCTCACCGAGAGCGAGCGCTACGGCGACACCGTTCTCCTCGGTGGCTACATCCCCATGTGTGACGGCTACCGGCCCGGGGCAAAGCAGACCGAGATCACCATCGACGTGTCGTACGACATGCGGGTGGGCGACACGGACGAGCACTGGGCCGAGGCTGTGTTCGTTGCCACGAACGCGCCATGGTCGCTCGCCGATGGCGACGACTGGCGAGCGAAGGCCGTGTTCAACAAGATCGTTGGCCACGGGCACGACTGGCGAGCGCTGAGCGTCGGCGACACGGTGACCTTCGAGGGCCGGCGTTACGAATGCGCTCGGACCGGCTGGCAGCGACTCCCATTGGCGGCGTGATGGAAGCCAAGGAACTGTACGAGGCGCTCGACACTGTTTGGGCGGCGCTTCCGAACGATGCCGCACAACAGGAGTTCGTCGAGGTAGTCCGGGTGCTGCTCCGGGTCGCGCGGTACAGCCCGAGCCTGACGCAAGCTGGTGACCGTTGGCTGTTGGAGACAGCCGCCATCCAAGCCTACGTGGACTAGATCATGGAGCCGTGTTCCCGCTGGTGCGGGTGCCCCCGAGAGCTTGCTCGGGGGCAGGTGACTCGTTGCTGGGTTCGATTCCCGCACGACTTACTCAGCGAGGTGCGGTATCCCCAAGACCCGGCCTACCGGGAACCCCGGGGGTATCCGAGGAGCAGCCGGACGGGTGGGGGCCTGTCCGGTGCGGCGGCCGAGCCGAGAGGGTACAGGGGCAGCCTCCACTGCCCAGACCCCAGCCGGCACCTTGCTTTCTCGTTTCCCCTCACCGCCAGCAGTGGACTCGCTGGTGACCGGCCATTGCCGGGAGAACCGGACTGCGCGCGCAGCCGGCGTGGAGGTTCGACACCTCCCGGTGGGGCGCACAACGGCCAGAAGGAGGAGAGATGGCCAAGGAGCGCAACCCGCGTGTGGTGGTCCTGGAGCATGTGCGGGCGATCACGCACGAGCTGCAACGCCAGACCAGCCGCTGGCGCCTGATGTCCAGGAAGCAGGTCATGGAGGAGCTGCCGTCAACGGATGGTGCAGCCTGGCCGCAGTGGCGTCCACGGCGGCCGGACGAGTACCCGGAGAACGATCCCCAGGAGTGGGAGCTGCTGGCTAGGTGGTTGGAGTTCTGTTCAGGAGGTCTGTGGGCACAGGCGGAGTTCGCCCGGAATCAGGCGGCTCGGCTGGTGAAGGAGAGGGATGGAGAAGCCTGAGCTGTGGTTCGATTGGGACCACGAGACAAAGACCACGATGGTTTTCGTGGAGGACCGGCCCCAGGCCGGCGGACCCCGGGTGGTGGGTTCGTTGTATATGCGGAAGACGGCTTGGGAGGCCATGGGCCAACCGATGAGGATTCGGGTGACAATCGAGCCAGAGTGACGTGCGATACCCCGTTCCCGGTACGCCGGAAGCGGGGTATTGTCATGTCTGGACATACATCAGGGAGGTGGCGTGGCGCTGCTCGACTTCCGTTCCTCCGCCTACTTCACCAAGGCGTTCGAAGACCCCGAGGTGTTGGTGGCGGCAATGCAACGACGAATTGCCAGCAACCAACATCGAGGGATCACCTTCGACACGCTGGCCGGCACGGGGCTTTCCGGCGCACTGGTCATCCCGGGCATGGCCCGGCTACTGGACGTGAACTGGCTGATCGTCCGCAAATGGAACGAGGTCCCCTCGCCGCATTCGTCCCACACCTATGAGGGAGCCCTCGGCGGGCGGTGGATGTTCATCGACGACTTCATGTCCAGTGGACGTACCCGCCAGCGGGTCGCCGAAGCCATCCGGCAGATCGCGGAACGTAACAACCACGCCACCCGCTACGTCGGCAGCTACCTGTACGAGCGGGACTACTTCGACACGTCAAGCCCGTTCCCGCCGGACCTGAAGATGATCCAAGGAGCAATGGCCTTCGCCTCGTCCGACTAAACTGCTGTTCCGCTCCACGACTCCTCCTCGTGGGGCCAGCCAGAGAAGCCAGCTTCCCACCGGACCGGTGGGAAGCTGGCTTTTTTTGTGCCTATCGCCTAACCTTCCCCGTAGATCACGCAAGGTGCTGAGCTGTGAGCCGGCCGGGCGGACGATTCCCCACCTCCGTTCACCCTGCCCTGGAGCACCCCGTGGAGTTTTTGGAGTTCCTTGCAAGCTACGCCGGCTGGACGCCGGAGCAGCGCAGCGCGCACATGGCGACGCTGACCGTTGACGAGCTGCGTGATCTGGAAGCACAGGCCCGCACCAACGCCGCACCGATCCGCGACAAGTCAGCGGATGCGGTGACCGAACAGGACATCCGAACCTTGGAGGGTCTGCGGGACATCGTGCGGGACGCGCGCACCGAACGCGACGCCCGTAAGACGCGGGCCAACTCTCACGCCTCCCTGTCCGCCGAGCTGGAGCCCGAGGACGAGGAAGCCGCCGAGGAGACCCCGGAGGACGAGCCGGCCGACGAGCCGGAGCCGGAGGCGGCTGTTACCGCTGCCCCCCGGGTGGCTTCGGTAGCGCGCCGGACCAAGCAGACCCCAGCCCCTCCGGTCAAGCCGGCAGTCGACTTCGCGGCGATGGTGCATGCATCCCCGGACGCGGGTGCGGTCGAGTTCACGTCGTGGTTCGACGTGGCCAAGGCAGCCGAGCGGCGGATGGCCACCTACGGTGTATCGCCCGGCCGACACGGCGTCGCGGTAATCAAGAGAGACTTTGTCGATGATCTGAAGTCGAAGGGTGACGACGACGAGAAGCTCGTCCAGTACGCCACCAACGAAAAGCGCCTCCCCGGTGGGGGTCTGGTGGCGGCGGCTGGCTGGTGTGCTCCGTCGCAGACGATCTACGACCTGTGTGAGCTGGAGACCGGCGAGGGAATGATCGACATTCCGGAGGTCCAGATCACCCGGGGTGGTCTGCGGTTTACACCGGGTCCGGACTTCGCGACGATCTTCGGCGGTGCGGGCTACTTCCACCAGACCGAGGCCCAGGTCATTGCCAACACGACCAAGCCCTGCATGGAGATCCCCTGCCCGGCGTTCACGGACACCCGGCTGGAGGTCGAGGGTCTGTGCATCACCGGCTCGATCCTTCAGCGTCGGGGCTATCCGGAGCTGGTGGAGCGGTTCATCCGGGGCGCGCTCGTCGCGCACATGCACAAGCTCAACCAGTTCATCATCGCCCAGATGGTGGCTGGGTCGACGGTCGTCGACCTCAACCCTCCGGTGGACGTTCCGCTGGACGTGACGGCCACCTCGGGTCTCCTGGCGGCGGTGGAGATGACGGTTGAGGACATCCGCTACCGCAACCGGATGAGCTTCAACCAGACGGTCGAGATCGTTCTGCCGCACTGGGCTACGGCGGTCATGCGTTCCGACCTGTCCCGCCGGATGGGTGTGGAGTTGCTGAACGTCTCCGACGCGACGATTGCCAGCTACTTCACCACCCGAGGCGCCCGGTTGCAGTACGTGTACGACTGGCAGGACTCGTTCGCGGGTCTGGCGACGGGTCCCGGCGGTCCGACTCCGTTGACGGCGTGGCCCAACTCGGTGTTCTTCCTGGCCTACCCAGCGGGTACCTGGCTGCGTGGCTCCGACGACACGATCCGCCTCGACACCATCTACGACTCCACCAACCTCGCGACGAACCGCTACACGGCGCTGTTCACTGAGGAAGGCGTGCTCGTGGCGCAGGTGTGCAACGGCGGCTCCCGTGTTGTCGAGGTCCAGTTCTGCCCGAACGGCGCAACTAGCTCCACGGTCGCATTCGTGTGTGCCTGATCCTGATGGTTGACGGCCGGGGAGTCATCCCCGGCCACGACCCCAGGAAGGAGGGTCGGACGTGACCAGCCCACTCGTACCGCCGCTGTACGTCGACCCACCTGCACAACCAGCGGCCAGCTACGGACTGTTGACTGTCGCTCTCGGACCGGCGGACCTGCCGCCGCACGGAATCGGTGGTGGGGTTCAGTTCGTTCCCGAAGTCTGCGGCGATCCTCGGCTCTATCCGGCACTGTGCGACACCACCCCGCCGAGTAAGACCTTCGACTCGGCGGACGCACTAAACAACGCGATGCCGTTCATCGTCTACGTGACGTTGAACTGCGGCAGCCAAGGCTGGGACTGGGCTGAGCTGAACGGTCGGGTGCGGCGGAAGTTTGCGGCGGCGGAACAACGTGGGGTCGAACGAGCATTCTGGGGTGGCGACGAGGTAGACATCCCGGACTATCTACACGACGCCATCATAGGGGCTCCGGCCGTAACCAACCTGGGCGCGGCCAGCTCCCCGACGAACGGGATGGCTGCGCTGGAGCAGTTCATAGCCGACTGCTACGGGCTGCCCGGGATCATCCACGCGCGCCCACGCATGGGCGCCCATCTAGCTGCCGCGACACAGCTCCGGCAGGACGGGCAGTTCGTCCGCACCATGCGTGGCAACACCGTCGTCTTCGGCGACGGCTACTCCGGCAACGGGGTCGCCAACGACCCACCGACCGCGACAACCGAGTGGATGTACGCGACCGGCCGGGTACTGCTGTGGGCTTCGGAGGATGTGTTCGTCCCACCCCCGCAGCAGACGTTCAACCGCACCCTCAACCAGCAGTTCCTCTTGGCCGAGCGCAACTACGCCGTCGCGGTGGAGTGCTGCATCGGCGCGGTGGAGGTGACCCTACCGGCATGACGACACGGATATACATCGGCGAGGACCAGGACCCGGCGGAGGTGCTGCGGAGCCTGCTCGACCTGTCGCCAGACAGCCCACGGGATGTGGTGTGGGTACCGGAGGTGCGTGCTGTCGACGTACCGGAGGAGCTGGCCCAGCAGTACCAAGACGTGGCGGAAGTCGTCGATGACGACGTAGAAGCGGAGGATGTACCAGCGCTGCGTATCCGGTTGGAGGAGCTGGGCGGCAAGGTCGACGGCCGGTGGGGGGCGGACCGGCTGAAGGCCGAGATCGCCACCCTGGAGAACGAGGAGTAACCGATGCCGTCGATCTGCATGAAGCCCGTCGGCGGTACGCGTATGCGTATCACCAAGCTGGACTCCTGCGGCACCATCCTCACCGGAGGCTCGTCCTGTTCGGTCGTCTCTGCTGGGTTCGTCTCAGTGGAACGCACCGCCGAGTACGAGGACCCGGTGGAGATCGTCGTACCGAACGCCAACGGGGACATCTGCCTGAAGGATCGGCGGCCGGCGCAGTTCAAGTGGTACACGTACAACATCACCTTCTGCGAGGTGGACCCGGAGCTGTATGCGCTGATCACCGGCTCCGCTGCGGTACTCGACGACTTCACCCCCACCGCCCGCGCGGTCGGTTGGCGTACCAACGAAGGACTCTCCGGCGTCGGGTCGACGCACTTCGGGCTGGAGGTCTGGACCAGGATGGCCCAGGAAGCCTGCTCGGCGACCAACCAGCCGTTCGGGTACTACCTGGCCCCGTGGGTCAGTGAAGGCACCCCGGGCGATGTGACCTTCGAGAATGGCGCGGTGAGCTTCACGATGATCAACGCGCGGTCGAACGCCGGCAGCCCCTGGGGAACCGGCCACTCCACCTACCTGGTCCGCCGCGACGCCATGTCCGGGACGCTGGAACCCCTGCTCACGGCCATCGGCGCCACCACCCACGACCACTTCGAGCGGGTCACCGCAGCTCCGCCGGCGGCTGCCTGCGGCTGTGCCACACTGGCGTAAGAAAGGACGACGACATGGCTGGTGGATCTGTTCGCATTGCGGTCGACGCGTACGGCGTACTCACCGCCGTGGCACAGCGTGTGCTCTGCTGGGCGCTCACCGACAAGGGAAAGATCGGCATCGACACTGGAGGCCGCTACCCGATGATCGTGATCCCCGAGGCGGTGATCGCGGGCAAGGGTGCGCTGCTCCTCAAGCGTGGTGGCACGGATGTAGTGGCGGGTTACGTCGCTGGTACGAACGTGGTCTACAACGCCGTCAACGGCGGTGTGGCTTCGGGTACCGAGACGCAGGACGTCAACACCTGCCCGTCGAGTGCGGCGCAGCCCAACGGTTCGATCAGCGCCTACAACGTCGGTGGCAACCCGTACGCGGTCACCCTGCTGATCGACAACCTTGCCGCTGGCAACGTCAACGTCAACTGGGGTGACGGAACGTCCACGCTCGGTGTCGCGCAGGCCGGTTCCACCAACCACACCTACCCCAGCTCGGGGGAGTGGACCATCACCATCACCGACGCCGACGCGCCTACCCAGTTCGGAAGTTTCACCATCCGCTTGCCGTACAACCTCTGAGCTGTCGTGGCGCAGTACGGGCCGGAGATCTTCACACGCTCGGACGGCACCATTGCCTCCGGCGTGGCGGTTCGCATCTTCCGCCGCAACGTGGCCAACCTCGCCTCGATCTTCACCGATGCCGCACTGACCATCCCCGCCTCCAACCCGTTGATCACGGACGGAGCGGGGATGATTACATTCCACGCTGTTCCGGACGAATACTGGATGCACGCCGAAGGTCTCACCTTCCGTGTCGTCGGCAGCGACGGACTACGCCAGATGACCATCGATGAGGACCACAGTGTCATCCTGGACCGGCCGACGATCGTCGATCCGGGAACGGCCGAAGACCTGCTGAAGATGCGGCTGGCCGGCACCCGTACCGGCTACTTCAACGAGTTTGGCGAGATCCGTTCCCGGGCCAGCGCCAACAACCGGGTCGCCGCCCGGCACCAAGCCTTCCCTGGTGCGGAGGGCTCCAACCCGGGTGTCCACATCATCGAGGCCACCTTGTCGGACAACACCGTCCGATGGCACGTCACCGCAGCCGGGGACATGGTGGCTGTCGGTACCGTCACCGGTTCCAACGTCCCGCCGAGCGCCTGGACTGCGCCCACGTTCGAGACCAACGTCACCTCCACGGGCGCTCCGTTCGCGGCGGTCGGCAGCCGGCTCGACGGACTGCTCCAGATCGTCCGGCTGCGGGGTGAACTGACCATCAGCGGCTCCTTCGGTACCGACGCGACGCTGATCACGTTGCCAGTTGCCCACCGCCCTCCGGTCCGGAACACCTTCACCATCCGCACCGGAGGCACCGGAGCAGCCAACACGTTCATGGACATCGATACCGACGGCACCGTGTCGATGCGCGCAGCGTTGGTGTCCGGCGCGCGGGTCAACCTCGACGGCTTCACCTTCCCGCTAACCTGATCCCGGGAGGTGAGCCATGCCCGTTCTTCCACCACTCGGAGCACAGGCCGCAGCCGGCGCAGCACCCTGCGGCTGGGTAATCGACACCTCGTGCTGCCCCGCCTGGTCCTCCTACACCGTCCCACAGCAGGAGCTGGCCACAGCTTGGGCCAGCGAGATCCTGTGGGCGCTGTCCGGCCGGCGCTACGGGCTGTGCCAGGTCACCGTCCGCCCCTGCTACACCCGTTGTCAGCCACGTTCCTACCAGACGTGGGGAGTGTGGATGGACTCCGGATGGGGCGACGGGCAACACACCTGGTGGCCCTACGTAGATCCGGGTGGTGAGTGGCGCAACTGCGGCTGTCCTGGCGTGTGTTGCTGTGGTGCGTCCTGCGAGGTGGTCCTCCCCGGACCCGTCGGGGCCATCGTCGAGGTGCGGGTCGACAACGTGCTCATCCCGTCTTCGGCGTACCGGGTGGACAACGGGGAGCTGTTGGTACGGCAGGACGGTGACTGTTGGCCGGAGTGCAACAACCTGGACGTCCCGGCCAGCTCCACCGACCGGACGTTCATCGTCGTCTATACCCGAGGTGAGCCCCTGCCCGTCGGCGGGCAGGTCGCGGCCGGCGCGCTCGCATGCGAGTTCAGCCGCGCATGCGCGGCTGGTGACTGCACCATGCCCGAACGGGTTTCGTCGATCACCCGGCAGGGTGTGTCGATGGAGCTGATCGCAGCCGAAGACGAGTTCTCCGAATACCGCACCGGTCTGGTCACCGCCGACCGATGGCTGACGTCCGTCAACCCGAACAAGTTGAAGCAACGGCCCAGGGTGTCCAACCTGGACCTGCCGCAGCCTCGGATCACCACCTGGACTGCGTGATGCTGATCGACCTCATGTTCAAGCCGTCGATCGACCGGCTGTTGGAGTGCTACTGCGAACAGCTCCAGCAGGTCTCCGAACCGGTCGCCGAATGCTGCCTACGGCCCGGAGACCAGGTGGCGTACGGGCTTTCGCTGACCCAGGACGAATGCTGCTCCGGGCTGGGCTGGCTACGTCTGGCCAGGGTCGCGGCCGGCTTCCCCTCCGACGAGGACCCCATCACCCGCTGCGCCCCATTGCAGTGGCGGCTGGAGCTGGAGCTGGGTTCTGCCCGGTGTGCACCTACCGGATCGGCGGAGGTGTTGCCGACCTGCGCCCAGTGGAGCACCGTCCACGAGCTGCTGCTGGAAGACTTCATGGCCATGCGGCGGGCGGTGATCTGCTGCTTCAACGACGGAGAGAACCTGATCTCGATCGGGGAGTATGCACCGTTCGGTGCCGAAGGTGGCTGTGTCGGCGGTACGTTGGGCATCACCATCGAAGTGCTGGCCTGCAACGAGTGCGACTGAGGAGTTCGACATGGCCACCAAGGCGCGCAAGTCCGAAGACCCCAGCTTGCCGAAGCTCGTCCGGGTACGGGCAACCCGGAGCCATGATCTGATGGACGAGGGGCAGGAGATCACCACCGAGCTGGACGAGTTCATCACCTCCCGCATCGCGGCCGGTTACCTGGAGGTGGTCGATGGCGACACGGATCCGGCTGCGTCTAGCGAGGACGGAGCTGCGAGCGGTCCTGGCGCATGATGCCGGGAAGTTCGTCGCCCTGGCCACGAACCGGGTAAAAAACCGGGCGCAGGTGCTGGCTCCGGTCGACACCGGAACGTTGCGCAGCCGCCACAGCATCGACCTGAGCCTGCGGCAGAACCGTGCGGTGGGCCGGGTGCTGGTTCGGGTGCGTTACGCGGCTGCGGTCCACGAAGGCTGGCGGCAGGGTCCCCGGATCATCCGGCCACGGCGAAAGAAGGCGTTGCGGTTCCGCTACCAAGGCAAGACAGTCATCGTCCGGCAGGTCCGGTGGCCCGGTGCGCGGTATCGGGGACGTCCCTGGCTGCGGACCGCCCTCTACGAGGTCACCGGACCGTTGGGGTTCAAGCTGTCACCTGGACGTCGGACAGGCACGTAAGCTGTCTGTCATGGCAGAACAGACGACGCGGCCGATCGAGTTCGCCGACCGGATCATCGAAACCGTCAAGCCGAACGAGGGTCAGGTGGCGGTGCTGGTCCGGATGGGCTTCTGGCGCAGGAACTACGGGGAGGAGATCGACCCCAGCAGTCCCCAGTTCGCCAAGCAGCTCTCCGCGCTCAACCGGCTGATGACCCTGATCGCGGCTCTGTTCGCCAAGCAGGAGGACTGGGACTGGATCGAAGACCAGATGGCCGAGGGGACCATGGACCCGAAGGAAGTCCTGCCGCTGCTCGTGGCCATTCTGCGGGTCTGGAACGATGAGGAGATGCCCACCAACCGGGCGGGCCGGCGTACAGCGGCCAAGAAGACCACCGCCAAGCGGGTCCAGCAGCTACCACCAGTGGATGGGCGGACGTGACCGATGCGGCAATGGCTGCACTGTCCATCTGGGCAATCGAGGTGGACCTGGCCGGGCTGCGCTACATGATTCCTGCGCTGCCGGCCGAGGTGTGGTTCCGGGCGGTCCTGGACGACGAACAGCCGATGCCCATCGTCCCCGGGCTGTGCGATCCCGACACCGAAGAGTTGCTGATGGAGGAGCTGATGTCGGGCCGGATCATGGTCGCGGACATCCTCCGGGCCAACCGGGATGCGCTCGCGGCAGCGTCGGGCTGGCCATGGTGGGAAGCAGACCGGCTGATCCGCAGCGCAGCGGCGCACTGGCGACAGATCGGTGGAGAGCTAGCCGTCCACGGGCTGGACATGAGCCGGATCAGCCTCGGCGCAGCCCTCAACGCCATCTACGCCCTAGCGGTCCGCCACATGACCAAGGAGCAGCGGTTCACCTTCGACTCTCAGCTTTCGACGCCACCGGCCGGCGCAGCCGCCGAATGGTTCGATGAGGAGTTCTACGCACAATCGTTCGAGGATGCGATGCGGGAAGCCCAAGGAGGGCAAGCCACTTCCGTAGCAGGGTAAGCACTGGTTCCGGTGCAGCCCAACGGCTATCTTGCGCACCATGGCGACTCCTCGGCAGGTGGGGGCCGCGTTCGTCGAGGTGCTCGGCGACTTCGCGCGGTTCCGCCGTGAAGCCGAGAGAGAGCTGAACCACGAGCTGCGGGAGTTGGGCCGGCACGCCGAGTTCAAGCACCTCGTCCAAGCAGCCGGCGATGCCGGTGAGGATGCGGGCGAAGAGTTCATCGAGGAGTTCAGCGAACAGATTGTCCGGGGTGGTCGGCGGAATGCGCGGCTGGTGTCCCGGTCCCTGCGGGAGGGAGTCGACGAGGCTCTCGATGGGGTGCGTAACACGTCCGAAGACCTGTTCGTGTTCCTGCGCCACGCTGCGTCTGGGATCGGCAAAGGGTTCACCGGACTGCTAGCCACCGTCGGGAAGCTGGGGCCGGCGTTCCTGGTGCAGATGATCGCCCTACCACCAGTCATCTTCTCGGTGATTCTGGGGTTGACTGGGCTGGCCGCGCAGCTTTCCAACATTCTCGGACTACTCGGGCTGTTCCCCGGTGCGCTGACCATCCTCATCGCCTCGATCGTTCCTCTGGTCATCGCGTTCCAGGGCTTCGGCGATGCGATCGAAGCGATCATCGACGGTGACCCAGAGAAGATCAAGAAGGCGTTGGAGGGCCTGTCCCCAGCCGCCCGGAGCGTCGCCAAGGAGTTCCAGACCCTCCTACCGCTGTTCCGGGAGATCCGGAAGATCGTCCAGCAGGCATTCTTCGAACAGATCACCGGTGCCCTCACCCGCCTACTGCGGGTGCTGGGGCCGGCGCTCGTCGGGGGGCTGGCCAACGTCGCCACCGCCATGGGCCAGCTCCTCGACTCGTTCGCCCGGACACTCGCCACCCCCAAGGTGGCAGACCAGATAGCCAGGATCTTCGCCGCCACGGGCAACATCATCACCGTCCTCGGCGCGGGTGGGCTGCGGCTCCTGGAGGGTTTCCTCGGCATCATCGTGGCCAGCCTGCCCACCATCGAGAAGCTGGCTGCCGAGTTCGGTGGCTTCCTGGCCATGATCGGGGACAAGCTCCTCCAGGCCATCGAAGATGGCTCGTTCCAGCAGTGGCTCGACGATGCGCTGGAGGTGTCTGGTCAGCTCCTCACCACGTTCAAGCTGCTATGGGAGTTCGTCACCCTGCTGTTCGGTCTCACCGAGGAAGAGGGCAAGCAGTTCTTGGCCGACATCAACTCCGCCCTCAACACCCTCAACACCTACCTGAAGGATCCGGTGGTCCGGGATGCGCTGAAGGGTCTGCTTCAACTGTTCACGCTGATCGTCGGCCAGGTGGTAGCCATCGGGATCGCCTTTACGTCGATCGCGTTGTTCATCGGGTTTGTGATCGAGAAGGTAAAGCAGCTCATCCAATGGTTCGACCGTCTCGCGGCCAAGAGCAACATCATCCGGGCCATCTCCCCAGCGATCACCGGCTTCCTGCCGGCACTGTTCGCTGAAGGTGCGGTGGTTCGTCAGCCGACTCTCGCGGTGGTCGGGGAGGCGGGACCGGAGGCGGTGGTGCCGCTCAACAACCCACAGCGGGCACGGCAGGTCATGGGGCAGGCGGGCCTGCTCGACATGGGCTTCGGTACGGGCGGTCCACCGATCGTCCAGGTGTTCCTCGGCACCCAGGAGATCACCGACATCCTCGACGTACGGGTCAAACGCGCACTGGACGCAGCGGGACGCGCGCTCGTACATGGACCCCGGGCAGCGTGACCCATGCCGATCATCGACGCGCAGCCGTTCCCCGACCTCGGACATGTGCTGGTCGACACCGACTGGGCAGACGTCCCGGCCGCCACCTGTGTCCAGGTCGTCCGGGTGCGGCTGGACACCCCAGACACCGAGACCCCACTAAGGCCGTACATCTACCCGTGCGGGGAATGCGGGGAGTACATCCACACCTCCGGCGGTCGGGCGATCTTCTGGGACACCGAGGCACCGCTGGACACGATGTTCTTCTACCGCACCCGGGCATGTGGTTTCACCATCCCCGGTGGCCCGATCTTCGACAGCTTCTCCCGCACCGTCTCCAGTGATTGGGGCGTAGCGGACACCACCCAGCCATGGACGACCAGCGGAGGTTCAGCCAGCGACTTCTTCGTCAGTGCGGGGACCGGCAAGCACAGCGCAGGGACCGTCAACATCACCCGCCGTACTGTCATCGGCGCGGAGATCACCGACTTCACCATGCGGTTCCAGGTCAAGATCCCCGCCGTGGCGCTCACCGCCGCGATCAACGTCGGTCCGATGTGGCGATACACCGACACCAACAACCATTACAGGCTCAACATTGCCTTCGCTACAGACAACACTGTTGATCTCACCCTGTCTTCGGTCATCGCGGGCGTTGTCACGACCCTGGCCACTGCCAACAACGTGCAGACGTACATAGCCAACGACGTCTTCGAGATCCGATTGGATGTGCTCGGCGACAACTCCTCTGCCAAGGTCTGGCATGTGGGTACACCGGAACCGGCTGCGTTCCAGATCACCGGTACCGATTCCACCTTCTTTACCGGCCAGGTTGGGCTCCGCACCATCCTTTCTGCCGGCAACACCAACACGTTGCCGGTGATTTTCGAGTTCGACAACTTCTCCGTCGATCCCGTCGACACCCAGACCGAAACCGGACCTCTGTACCTGGCCTCCGACGAAGGCTTCTGGCTGCGGGATCCGGTACGCCCGTGCAACGACCGCCGGATCGAGCTGTGCTTCGCGCCCAACCCGGCATGCCTACCCGGTCCGGGCATCTTCTTCATCGAGATGGGCAGTGAGAGCTATCCCAACAACGGGGGGCTGCTGCCGCCGGCCAACCGACGCCGACCGCTTCCTGTCCACCGGCAGCGGCGTGACGCTGACTCCATGCTCACATTGGCGACCCGGATGTTCAGCGACCGGGATAATCTGCTGACCACACTGGAGCCCGGCAGTGGGCTGCTGTTCTCCGGACCGCCAAACTACGGCATCCCCGACCGCTACATGTTCATCCCCCCGGTCGAGGTTGGCCGGGTCTCCCCCGACCACCGCTACCAGCCGAGGCTGCACCAGCTTCCCTACACCACCATCGATCGGCCAGTAGGCACCACCCAAGGGGTTTGTGGATCCCAGTTCTCTGATCTGTGTGACGTCTACGGGACCTGGGACGCTATGGCGACGGCGGGACTGACCTGGTTCGATCTGTTTGCGGGTGTCGCGGGTGGCTTCGATCCGGGATGGAAGACCTACGCCGAATACGACGTCGACTTCTCCGACTACGCCGCATCAACGGCCACCGGGCTGACCTACCACCAGCTTCTGTGGGGCGACTACTGATGTTGGCTGGCGGAACCGATCTGCTCTACCGGCAGGCGTTGGCCGCCGGCCATGAGCCATACGTTCGGATCGAGGTGTGGCGAGCCGACGAACGGCTGGAGACAGACCTGGTGTTCGTCAACGGCACCGTCACCGCCACCCTCACCTCCCGGGTAGCTCGGACCTGCACCCTGACCGTCCACGAAGACCTCTACCCGTTCAACGACGACGGCCTACTCAACCCGTTCGGCAACGAGCTGAGAGTCTTCGCCGGGGTGGTGTTCGCTGACGGCGAACGCTACATCTGGCCGGTGTTCGTCGGCAAGATCGTCGAAGCGGCTCTCGGGGAAGGCGACTGCCAGATTGTCGCCTCGGACCGGGCAGCCGAGGTCGAAGACGCAGCGTTCATCGCGCCGGAGAACAGCACCGTTGGTGCGCCGGTTGTCGACGAGTTCCAGCGGCTGGTCTCCGACGGTGTACCCGGAGCCCTCTTCGGTACCTCGGACAGCTTCTTCCAAGTCATGCCCGTCCTTACCTGGGAGCACGACCGCGCAGGCGCGCTGGACGAGATGGCAACCTCTGTTGGAGCGTTTTGGTACCCACTGGCTGATGGCCAGTTCGTCCTCCGGAAGATCCCATGGACCGTAGCCGGCGAACCGCTGGTGACCTTGACCGACGAAGACGGTGGCAGCATCACCAGCTCCAGCGCGGTACGCAGCCGGGAGACAGTGTTCAACTCGGTCACCGTCACCGGGGAACGCCCCGACGGGACAGTGCCCGTGTTCCACACCGCCGAAGACAGCAACCCGGACTCGCCCACCTACACGGGCGGGCCGTTCGGTGTCCGGAACAAGCTTGTCCAACTCGACACCCCCTCGACACCCGACGGTGCCCGTGAAGCGGCCGAAAGTTACCTTCGCCGTACCACAGCGTTCACCGAAGCGTGGACGTTCTCCTGCGCTCCCGATGCGGCGTTGGAGTTGGGCGACATTCTCCGGTTGGACGTGCGGGGTCGAGTCGACATCCGTCAGGTGGTGGCCTCGTTCTCGTTACCTTTGACTCCCGGCAACGAGATGCGGGTTCAGTGCCGTGCGCAAGTCATTGGCGCATTGGAGGCGGTGGCGTGAGCCTGGTCTCGAAGGTGGCGGAACGTCCGGAGCGGAACAACCTCCGGGTGGGTGTCGTCAGCCAAGTCACGCCCGACCTGCTGGTTTCGTTGGCCGGTGGTACGGTGCGCAATCCCGGAGTTGTGTCCGGGTACAGCCCCGTCGTCGACCAGACGGTCTCGCTGGTCCGGCAGGACAACAAGTGGCTGGTGCTCGGCGCCAACAACGGGCAAGGCAATGGGGGAGATCGTGGGCTCCAGATCAGCACTTTCTCGACGCTGATCACCACGACGGAGACCACCGCCACGAGCATGACTTGGGACTACCGGACCGGCGACCGGATCAAGATCGATCTGTCGGCTGTCGCTGTCGCCAACGGGGCCAACCGGATCATGACCGTCCGATTCAAGGAGGACGGCGTGACCTTGTGGACAATGACCATCGACACCGGAGCTACCTCGGTCTCTTTGTCGGCCGCGCAGTGGCGGATCCGTCAGCTTCTCACGGAGGGAATCCACACCTACGTGGTCACCGGCCAGATGAGCGCCTTCACCGGCAGTCTGGTCGGACAGATGTCCATTGGGTTGGTCTGAGGAGGGGAGATGGTTGCCTACACCGCCACCCAGGCGTACCCGTACCAGGTCGGCACGGACCGTCCCTGCGACGCCCCCGATGTGTGGTGTGACTTCGTGGCCAAGCTCGAAGCCGATCTGGTGGGTCTGGACAATTTGCTGGGCCGGCTGTCCCCGGCGGTACCCGTTGCCCGGATCGTACGGACGACCCCGATCACCATCGTCGCGGCAACCGATCCGCTCACCGGTTCCGACGTGATGCGGGTGCCGTTCGAGTCGGTCGACTTCGACACCGACAACATGGTCGACCTGGACCGGACCGCGTACCTGATCATTGGCCGGCGGTTCGGCATGTACTACATGACCGGCGAAGCCACCGTCCAAGGCGGCACCTCCGGAGGTCACCTGGAAACGTTCGCCGCCAACTTCTCCCCCAGCGGCTCCGGCACCATCGGCATGGACCAGCTCCGCATCCCGGGCGCGGGAAGCAACTATTTCGTCCGGGCCAGCGGGTTCGCCTTCAACAACCCCAGCTTCGGCGATGTGGGCGCTCAACTGTCCTTCAGTGGTGACGCGACGTCGATCCTCGTCCAGCGTGCCTCGTTGTCTCTCTACTGGATCTCCGACAGGTTCGGGCCATGAGGTTCACCGACATCCTGGCGTTGCCGTGCCCGAGTCCGGAGGACTACGGGGCGCTGGCGCTCTACATGCAACGGCTGGCCTTCGAGATCGAGGCAAAGATCCTGTCACAGCGGTCGCTCGCGGATGACTTCGACGATCGGCGGGTCACCATCTGGCAGAGCGCTTCGCTGGAGGGTCCCGGAGCGGACAACTCCGACCTGGGTATCCAGCTCGTCACGGCTGATGTGCTCTACAGCAACGTCAACCCGCCGTTCCCCGTGTTCAACGACGCGTTCCAGATTGGCATCAACCCCGGGACATTCTTGGAGCCCGGGATCTACCACATCGGCTTCATCGTCAACATGGTGGAAACCGGCGCGGTGACCAACGACAGCTTCCGCCACTTCTCGATCTTCCTGGAGAAGGACGTCGGCTCCGGCACGGTCCTATTCGCGCAGGCAGAGCGCATCGTCCAGGCGGAGAACATCGCCGGAGGCTCGTTCTTCGGCAGCGAGACGACCTTCGAAGTGGACCAGGACTTCCAAAGCTGGCGGGCGCGGATGATCTGGCGCCACGGGAACACCGGCTCGACCGTGCAGATCCCCATCGGAGGGCTGTACGTATGGCTGTACCGCATCGGCTCCGGCGACGTGATCGAGGTGGTCTGAGATGCCTGGCGCTACTCCTGTCCTCGGTATTCCGTTCCCGCTGATCGGCGAGACTGTCGGACCGGCCGACTTCCAGGCCCTCGCGGCTGCAGTGGACGCGTTGGTCACCGCTGATGAAGCCCGGGTGGCCGAGTTTCTGGATCGGCCGATGCTACGGATCAACACCAGCCAGAACGCGGCCGTCACGGTCAACGTGGAGACATCCGTCATTTTCACCTCGGTCTTCATCGACAACGACGGGATGTTCTCCGCCGGTACACCCGACCGGGTGACGATCCAGACCGCTGGCGTGTACCTGTTCCGGTTGGACTACGGAATCGGCAACTACACCCTGCTCACGTCCTCGCGTTATGGCCTGTTCAAGAACGGTGTCCGGATGTACGCGGAACGCAAGAACGAATCCACCGGAGGCCCAGCGCTGGAGACCACCCTGACCGGACTGGTTCCCTGCAACGTGGCCGACTTCATCCAGGTCCGGATCCTGTGGACCGGCACCGGCGGTCCAGCCGACGACTTCGGCTCTCTGCACGCCATCCGACTCGTACCTCTGTGAGGAATCATGCCCGCCAACACCCCTGACCAGCAGATCACCCTTCCGGTTTCCGGCGACCCGAACAACGTCCCCCTGTCGTTCGCGGACGCAGTGGCCGACATCGAGCCCCGGCTGGTCAAGCGGTATGCCGACGACGCTGATCGGACAGCTCGCAATGGAGCCCCCACCAACGGGGAGGCGTCGTTCCTCACCGCACCGGGCAGGTTCGACGTACGGGCGGCCGGAGTGTGGATGGAAGCACTGCCGCTGTTCGTCCGCAAGGCCACCGAAACCCAGGTGGTCAACAACTCCACTACGTTGGTCAACGACAGCCACTTGCTGCTACCCGTCCAGATCAATGGCGTCTACGAGGTGTCGGGTTCGCTCTATGTCGACTCGGGCACCACTGGAGACTTCAAGGTTGGTTGGACGGGGCCAGCCGGCGCCACGATGCCCCGGTGGGGTCTGATCGGTCTGGACACGGGCACCGCTGGGGCGGCTGGAAACCTGAATGCCGGCGTGGCGGCGACCATCGGCTCGACGCTCTCACGTGGCGCTCCAGGTATCGGCACGTTCGTCCTGATCCGGATCACTGGCCTGCTCGTCGTTGCTGGGACCGCCGGCAACCTTCAACTCCAGTGGGCGCAGAACGCGGCCGAAGCCGTGAACACCCGGATCAAGACCGACTCCTGGCTGAGGCTCGATCGGGTGGGGTGAGCACATGCAGCAGAAGTTGATCGTGCTGGGCCGGAACCGACCGCACGAGCTGCTGCTGCTCCTGCTGTCGATCCTCTGGGGCGGGGTGGCACTGTTCGCTCCGACACCGGACGGTCTCGTCAGCCGGCTGCCGGGCTGGCTGACGATCCTCGCAGCCGGCGCACTGCTGTCCAGCGGGACAATCGGACTGGTGGGGTGCCTGTGGCGTACGACTGTCGAGGTCGGGCTGGGCCTGGAACTGGGGGCCATGCTCATCGGCGCCGGAGGGCTCCTCCTTTCCGGTTACGCGGTCCTGCGGTACGGAGAGGGAGGAGGGACCGTTACGGCCGTCTTCATGTCTGTCTGGATCGTGGCAAACATGTGGCGGGCCATGCAGATATGGAACGATCTACGCACCTTGCGACCGAGAGGTGGATGAACCTTGGATCTTGCCACGATCATCGTCGCGGCCGTGAGTGCGCTGCTGTCCGGTGGGGGTGCGGCGGCTGTCGTCTCGGTGCTGGCCCGACGCAAGCTGACCAGCGCGGAGGTCACAGAGAAGCTCACCGACAGCGCGATCCAGATGCTAGAGGTGGCTAAGCGTGAGGCCCGTGCGGACGTTGCCGACATGCGCGCCGAGCTGGCCGAGACCCGTGCGGAGCTGTCGGATGCGCGACGGGAGGCGGCCGAGGCGCGACGGCGGATGCGGGAGATCCGGCAGGATGCGGAGAGCCTCGTTGGGTTCCTGGACCGGGTGCTGACGGCAATCAACGATCCAAAGATGACCATCGGCCGGCTGCGGGTGCTGGTCGGCCAAGGTCCCCCGAACGGACTGGGGACCTTGCGCGAATCCGACAGTTAGGCTGAACATCAGATAACTGTTCGGCCAGACAGGGAGGCGTGGGTGAAGGTCTCCGGGATCCCCTACATTCAAGGCCGGAACGCGTACACCGACGCCGACCGGGCCAAATATGGCATCGCGATCCACAACACAGCCAACGACGCAACTGCCCGCGCGGAGGCCGACTACGCCACCCGGCGTACCGATGGGGTCAGCTCCCACTTCTACGTGGACGACACCGAGGTCATCCAGTCACTGGACACTGACAGCCGAGCGGGGCATGCCGGGAGTAACACGGGCAACGAGAACGCTGTTGCGGTGGAGATCACCGGCACGAACGACAAGTCCCGTGATTGGTGGCTGGACAATGTGAACTGGACGCTGCTGGGTTCGGTGTTGGCCCAGGTGGTGGCCCAGTACGGTGTCGAGCTGCGGCGAGCATCCGTGTCGGAGATGAAGTCCCGCCCCAAGGTCCGTGCCTTCTACGGGCACGACGACATGAGGCAAGCCTGGGCTGGAACGACCCATACAGACCCGGGGGCGAACTTCCCCTGGGATCGACTGTTCAGCGCGGTAGGAGGAGAAGACGTGGGTGCCTGCGAGCGGGTAGATCACATTCTGGAGACCGGGCAACGTCCGGAAGGCAACCAGACAGCCGACGGCGGTAAGGCGATCAACTGGCTGGTCCGGATGCTCGGCGACGCGGCTGGTCCGGGTGAGCCCGGGGATTCCCGTTCCATCATGACCAAGATCGATCTGCTCCTCAGTCAGATGGAGGAGCTACTCGACCGACCACCGGTCGACGCCGAGGAGTTGGCTGAAGCGCTGGCCGGCAACGCCCAGTTCGTCCAGGATCTAGCGGCTGCCCTCGCCCCGTTGCTCCAGACTCAGGCGTTCAACGTCAGCTTGACCGGCTCGATGTCGGGTAGCATGTCCGGCTCCGCAACCCCGGGAAGCTGACCATGTGGACCTGGAACTTCTGGCGTCAGGCGTTGGAACGTGCCGTGAAGACCTTCGCCCAATCGGCGCTGGCCATGCTGACTGGTGACGGGATGGGACTGTTGGATGTGAACTGGAGCAACGTCGCCTCGGTCTCCCTCTTCGCGGCGCTGATCTCCGTCTTGTTCTCGATCGTCAGCCTCGGCGTCGGGCCGGAGAAGGAAAGTCCGTCTGTGGTGAAGGTGGACTGACGTGGCACGTGTTGCGGTACCCGTGACCAAGGTCAGCCGGCTGACCGTCAATGCTCTGTCCGCTGCGGTATCGGATCAGGCCAACGACCACACCATGGTCAACAATGGCGCGACGATCCTCCTGGTCGTCAACGCCGGAGGTGCCACCCACAACGTTCAGGTGTTGATCGAGCAGACCCTCGACGGTGAGGTCGTCGACCCGAAGGACTACGTGATCCCGGCCAACTCGACGGTGCCCTTGGGCCCGTACCCGAAGCAGATCTACGGCGACAACCTGCTGATCAACATCGACCACGCTGACCTGAGCCTGCGAGCGTTCTCCCTGGTCTGATGAGCTTGCGCAGGTCCGTTGTCATGTATTCTCGACCTTGACAACGGACCCGAGGAGGGCGAATGACGACCAAGGAAACCCTGCTCGACTTGGCCGGCATCGCGCGCCTGCTCGGTGTGGCCCCGACGACGCCGCAACAGTGGCGGATGAGAGGTCAGCTACCCCCACCGGACGAGCCCGATTTCCCGGACAAGCCACTGTGGTATCGGTCCACGATCATCCGCTGGGCCAAGAACACAGACCGCTGGCCACCCGGGCGAGTGGCCCGGCCAGCCGCACGTAGAAGCTGAACAGAACATGCCCCGGGTCGCCTCCGGGGCATGTTCTTCTCTGCGGGAGAGAGTGGGTGGCATTCCCCACCCTAGAGGTTCCAGCGAGCCATTCCCAGAGACCCCAGCCGGCGGTATCTTCAGCGGATACGACGACTCCCCGGGTGTGTCAGCCCGGGGAGTCGTGGACCCGAGTCGCGGATGGCGGCGCAGGGTCGGTGGACCGATGGACGGTTCTCGCGGACCATACCGTGTCACCCGTCCACTCACCAAGCGTGACGGAAGGGCGTGTCGGATGGGTTCGTTCGTGATGGTGCCGATGTGGCTGATGAATCGGCGGGTCTCCCCCAGTGCGCTGACGATCTATAGCTGGCTCGCGTCTTTCGGCTCGTTCAACCCCGGTACCGGACGCTATGTGGAGTGCCGTCCCGCGTTGGCCACCTTGGTAGCGCACAGCGGGTTGAGCGAGTCGACGATCACCCGGTGCGTGAAGGAGCTACTGGCAGCCGGTGCGCTAGTCCCGCGCAAGCGCTACGCACCGGACGGCGGCAGTCTGCCGACGTGTTACGAGCTGATGTTCCACGAGCCGGACGGGGGAGGGGGGGGTGTCGCTGGCGACACCCCCGGGGTGTCGCTGGCGACACCCAACCAAGAACCAAACACCAAGAAGACCACCTCGCTACGCTCGGTGGGCGCTCGCTCCGCTCCGCCAGCCGAAGAAACCGCACAGACGATCTTGCGTGACTGGATCGACTACCTCACGTCCATCGGGGTGAAACTTCCTTCGCATCACCGGGCGCGGTACGGCCGGGGCATCAAGGAGCTGCTGGGCGACGGTTTCTCCGCCCGCACGATCAAGAAGGCGTTGGCGGCGATGACCGCCAACGGATCCATCCATCGGCCCATGATGTTGCACGAGACCGTCGTCAAGCTCCAGACCGGACCGGAGGTCAGAGATCGGCCGGTCAGCCGCGAAGAGGCGCAGGCGCAGGTACGGGAAGGCCGGCGGGCGCGGGCGCGCGAGCTGGTCCGGGAACATGGCTGGTGTCCGGAACATCCGGAACAGCCCGGTGGGAAGACCGACGGGCTGTGGAACTGCAAGCGCTGTACCCAGGAAGGCCGGCGGGACCTGTCCGCCGAGCTGAGTGAGCTGGGGGCCAGCTTTGGCCGGACCTGAGCTGGGCGACGTGGCCGCCGAACGCGTCGTCCTTGGCGCCATGATGCTCAGCCGTGAAGCTGTCGCCGAGGTGTTGGAAGTCTTGGAACCAGTCGACATGTACCGCCCCGTCCACACCACCATCTTTACCGCGCTGCACCGGCTGTTCGTGGCCGGTGAACCACTCGACCCGGTAGCGCTGTCTGGTGCCCTGCTGGCCACTGGCGAGCTGGACCGTGTCGGTGGGACCGCGTACCTACACACCTGCATGGAAGCCGTACCGGTGGCGATTCAGGCCGGCTACTACGCACGCATCGTCAAGGACTACGCGGTGCGGCGGCGGATCCGGGAAGCCGGAGTCCGCATCATCCAGAACGTCGACAACCCCACCCGGGGTCTCGACGAGCTGCGGTCGATGGCCCAGGAGGAAATCTTTACCGCCACGGCTGCCCGGCAACGCTCCCGGGAACTGAGCTGGGGGCAGGGCATCGCCGCAGCGTTGGACTCCATCGAGTCCGCCTCCCACGCCTCCGGGTTCCAGGGGCTACCTACCTGGATCGGCCGGTTGAACCAGATGACCGGTGGGCTGCGTCCCGGGCAGCTCGTGGTCATCGCAGGACGACCAGGTATGGGCAAGAGCGTCTTCGGGTTGGACATGGTGCGGCTCGTCGGCATCCACCGCCGGCTGGGCTGCCAGATGTTCAGCTTGGAGATGACCCGGGACGAGATCTTCCAACGCACCATCGCCGCCGAGCTGGGCATCCCGTTCGAGCGGGTACGCGACGGCCGGCTGGGACAGGAGGAGTGGGATCGGATGATGGCCTGGGCCGCTGACGTGTCCGAAGCGCCGATCTGGGTCGACGACAACTCCTACGTCGACATGGCCTACGTCCGCACCGTCAGCCGCCAACGTGCAGCCGTCGAAGAGATCAACCTCGTCGTCGTCGACTACCTCCAGCTCATGGCCACCCCTGGCCGACGGATCGAGAACCGGCAGCAGGAAGTCGCCGACATGTCTCGGGGGCTGAAGTTGCTGGCCAAGGAGCTGAACTGCGT